GGCGGCGTGACAGTGATGGTGCTGCGAGAACTGTATGCGCTGACGAACGCCATCGGCATCGTGGGGCATACCGGGATCGACGGTCGGTTGGCAGACTCTACGGCCATCAAAACGTTTCGTTGGCAGCAATCAATGGATTGTTTGCTGCCAACAACTATTTGGTTGTCATGTTGACGATATCAGTTTCCGCCGATTTGCCGCTGACGGTCGACGACCTAAAAACTTTTTTGCATATCACGTCGGCGGACGATGATGTGCAATTGCTGCGGTGCCTGCGAGCGGGCATCAATTTAGTGGAACACGCGGCCGAACGAGACATTGTGAGGCGGCAAGTCGCAGAGCAATTCGTGTGTTGGCAGACGTTACTTCCGCTGCGGCGCTCTCCCATCATCAGCATCGATCTGGTGACTTACATCGACCAGTTCGAGATGTCACAAACGTTCACCGATTATAAACTCGTGACATCTGTTTTCACGCGCGGTCGGCTGGCGATCGCGGCGGACAACATTCCCAGCAGTATCGGGGGACCGACAGTAATGTATTCAGTCGGAATGCCGGAGACGTCACCGATCACAGACCAAGCGATCTTGTGGGCAGCGGCCCATTTGTATTTGCATCGCGAATTCGAAATCGTCGGCGCTGCGGTCGACCAGCTCAGCGTCGGGTTCCAACGGTTGATTAACCACATCAAGGCCGGCGGATATGCGTAGCGGAACTCTCCGATATTTGGTCACGTTGCAACGGCCTCTCGGCGAATCGACAAGGCGAGGGCATGAGACGGCTTGGGAGAATGTCCAGGCGGTTTGGGCGTCGATTCGTCAAGTGCGGGTGGCGGAGGAGCAAGGCCGCACCCGACAAATAGTCGTCGTCGGCACGTACGAGCTACGCATGTGGAATCTGGCCGGATTCGACGAGACGTGGCGAATCGTGCATGGGCAATTTGTGTACAACGTCGTCAGCGTAGATCAGCCGAATGCGCTTGTCAGGGAAACAGTGATAATTGCGCGACGAGACAAATTGCGGGGTTAGGATATGATATTGCCGACCATAAAACTGGACGGGACAGCCGCGATTGCCAGGGCTTTCAAACGACTCGGACCGAAGATCGGCGCTAAGCCCGTGAGAAAGGGCGCTCGCGCGGGCGCAAAAGTGTTCGCAGCGGCAATTCGGCGGCGAGCCCCAGTCGGGCGACGGCGTTTCGACCGCGATCGCCGGGGTAAGCAATTGAAAGATCAAGTGAGGGTCCGCGCTTTGAAACGTCGCCGCGGAGAAATTCTGATCGCCGCAACCACGGGAGGCGCTACACTGAACGCCGGCGACGCTTTTTACGGCGCGATGTTAGAATATGGCCGCGGGCCTGGTGGATGGCATGAGTCGCGATTGTCTCCGCTCCCGTTCATTCGACCGGCGTTTGACGCCGCAAAAGCGCAGGCCAATCGCATCGCGGTCCAAACAATCGTCAGAGAAACAAATGCCGAATTGGCAAAGTTATGATCGCATTTTTTCGCGAACATCTCGAAACGACTCTGGGAATCCCGGTCCACTTCGGACAAATAACGGAGTTGACGACGTTACCATGTGCCATCGTCCGGACGACAACGGCCGAACACAAACAATCGTTCTCGCGGGCGACGGGGTTCCGAGTCTCGGCGATCGCCGTATCAATTTTTTCGCGATCCTATTTATCCGTCGACAGCTTGTTCGAGCAGTTTGCCGCAGCGTATAACGGCCAGTGGATACAGCTGGGCAATTTCCCGACGCGGTGTAACATCGATGACGAGGAGGACGAAGCATATCCAGCACCAGACGGCAGTGACGACGCCATTTATGCTCGCGAAACGGTGGTTAGGTGTCATTGGTCCGCGACACCCGGCGCGATCAATAATCCGTCAGTGAACTATCCGGGCTACGTGCCACTCGACGGCCAGGAAGGAGAGGTATTGCAATGGTTAGGCGGACAATCAAGTTGGCGGCTTTTGCCGCCATATACTTGGTGGGTTCCACCCCGTGTGTCGGGGCGTGCCTACGATGCACCTGGTCTAGATTCGCTAGTCTCTGGCGTGATAGGCAATCGCGTCATGGTCACGGGACAGATCGAGGTTATGCCGTTTGTACCGCAAGTCGATCTGCAATTTGCGTCCGTCGGCGTGGTGGTAAACACGGCGGCGGCGGGCAGTAACGTCGTGGTGTGCATCTATAGTGACTCGGCTGGACCTGGTGCATTATTATGGACGGCGGGACTCGATACGTCAGCCGCTGGCTACCGATCACTCGCGGTGACGGGCACTCTGTCCGCCGGCCAAGTGTATTGGATTGGTCAGTTGGTGACAGGCACTCCGACCTTGAAAAATCGCGGTTTAAATCAACTGTACGTGTTGGGCGCGCCGTCGAACACAACGCCCTCGGGATATCTCGGCTATCGGCGCTCTGGGATCAGCGCGCCGCCGGATCCATTTTCTCCAGTAGAGTCGGAATTGGTAACGACTCCAGCACCTGTGCTGGTTAGACTCGTCGCCGCTTGACACGATCATATCTAGATTAGAGAGGAAACTTTATGACACTGATTGGCGAATTAACAATTTTCCGGTTCGACGGCCAGGTCGTCCCGGATGTGATGGAGATATCCGGTCCTGAAATGAGCGTCGCGGAAGTCGAGCGGACACCCCTCGGGGCCACCGCCAAGCGGTTCCGGCCGAGCAAAGTCACCGAGGCCGGCACTGTCGACGTGACAATCTATTACAATCCGGCGAACGCCCAACATGCTGCCATATTGGCTGCGGCGCAGGTGCCATCAACAGCAAACTGCGAGATCGAGTGGAGCGACGGGACCAAGGCGGCATTTGCTGCGTTTGTTACTGCGGCTAATTTTACCGGTGGCGAACAGGAGGCGGAAGTATTGTTGGAGGTCAGTCTGCGAATTGACGGAGCAGTGACGATTACATGATCGACACCCAAAAATCATTGAAACCCCTTACGCGCGGTGACGTGCGGCGGATTCTAGAGTTGCCGGCGGATCAGCAGTGTGACGCGATCGTCGCGCGGTCGCTCGAACTGTCTATTGACGAATTAGACGTCGTACCGATGCCGGAATATATGTGCATTCTGCAGCGCGCAATGGCGGAAAACGGTTTGACCGGAGACAGTCTCACCGCCGCCAAAAAAAATTAGCTGATGACCCGCTGATCGTGTTCGAGCTGCGGCTGTCGCGTGCTCTCGGAATGACGCGCGACGACCTGCTCGCTACGATCACGCAAGCAGAATTTAATCTGTGGCTAGCGAACGAATCATTTGACCCATTATTTGATCCGTGGCTGGGCAATGCGTTGAATTGTCGGACGATCGCGGCGGCATTCAATCGCCGGCCACCACCATTGTCCGCGTTTCTGCCGACGACTCTTCGTCGCCGGCAGACGGCCAGTCAACTAAAAGCGTCATTGATCGCGATCAGTAAACGGCAACATCATGGGACTGATTAAATCACTGTCGATTGGCATCGGAGTCAAATCGAGCGGTGTCGATCGGGGCCTGCAAAGGGCAACCGGCCAAATCCGCAATTGGGCTAAAAGTGTTTCGCAGATAGCCGGCGGCGTGACGCTAGGTAACGCAGTGACTGCGGGACTATCGAGAGGATTGGGCGGGCTGAGAACTACTATCGAATCGGCGTTCAGTTTTGCCGTGCGCGACGAGCAGCTCGCTAAGACATTCGAGACGTTGCTCGGGGGCGCGGAACAATCCAAGCGTGTGCTGGCTGACCTGAGGGAATTTGGCGCGGAAACTCCGTTCGAATTTCCCGAACTGGCTGCAGCCGGCAAAAAGCTGATCTCGTTCGGCTTCAGCTCAACAGAGCTGATTCCTCAGATGCGGCGGCTGGGGGACGTCGCCGCGGGTTTGGGTATCCCATTCGAGGATCTGGCCGACATCTACGGCAAGGCGCGCGTACAAGGCACCATATTTTCTGAGGACTTGAATCAATTAGCCGGCCGCGGAATCCCAATTTTTGAGGAGCTGTCGCGAGTGCTCGGCGTCGCACCGTCGGCGATCAAGCAGCTGGCGGCTAGCGGACAAATTTCGTTTCCTCAAATCGAGCTTGCGTTTAAAAACATGACCGCCGAGGGAGGCAAATTTGCCGGGTTAATGGCCGCACAATCACAGACGGTCGGCGGACTCTGGTCAACCTTGCGTGACACGATCAACGGCGCGCTCGCTGAAATCGGCCGCTCGATATTCGAAACGTTTCAAATCAAAGACCTGATGAACAGCGCGATCGAGACCGTGCAATCTGTGGTACCGGCGGCGATCGCGGTAGCCAGCTCCATGACCGCGGCCATCGGAGGGGTGTTTCAAGGGATCTCGCAACTATTTAGCGGATTTGGGACAAACGTCGTTGAACGCTTAGCGCGAGTCGTCGTCACTGCGTTTGCAACAGTCGAATTCGCTGTCGGCAATTTTCGCGAACTCTGGCAATTGGCTAGCGCTACAGTCGCGTTATCAGCGGTACGTTTAGGAAACGAGCTGATCCATGTCTTTTCGGCGCAGATCCCAGCGGCGTTGCGTTACCTGCGCGATAACGGACTCGACATCCTACAAAATCTGGTCGCGAACGCCCTGACTCTTTTCGAAAACCTTGGCACGAATATTGTGGCCGTGTTTAAACACCTGCCGGGGCTGATCGGTGGGAGCGTCTCGATTGACGAGGTGTTGACACCAT